AAAAGCCATTGAGTTTATAAGGTATATCTTCATATCTGCAAAATCCATAGCGTTATTCTTTATCTTCTTTTATTTCCTCGTAAGAACCATCTTGCAAGTTGATATTTATTTTACCATACTTGTCTTCTAGTTCTTTTTTTACTTTGTTAGATTCTTCTCTAACTTGACCTAAAGCGTGTAATAGATTATGCTTTTGCTCATCTAACGTACCTAAGTCGTGCTTAATAGCAGAAACTTTCTTTTCTGACTCTAATAATGATTCTAATTCTTCTTTACTAATTTTTGACATTTTATTAAATTTATAGTTATATTACAAATATATTAATTATTCTCAAGTGTTTCTATTCTGTTTTTTAAATCATTGATTAGTTGTTGTTGTTCTTGTATAGCACCTACTAATAATGGCACTAACTTTGATTGGTCTATACCTTGATAATCTGGCACTTCTCTTGTACCCATTACCTTTTCAGATACTAAAACTTTTTCAGTCCATTCTTCTTTAGCTTCTGTTACAAGCACTTCTTCAGTATATGCCTCTACAGCTTCTACAACTACATTTCCTTCATCATCTAATTCTTCTTCTACAGCAGGATGTTCTACAGTTTCATAAACTGCTTCTTCAACAGGATGAACAACATCTTCATAAACAGCAGGAGTTACTTCGTATTCTTCAGTACGCATACCATCTTTTTCTCCTGTGATAGCTTCTGGTACTATTTCTTGTACTTCGTGAGCTAAGAATCCATCTACTGTTTTATCTGCATCTGCTATAAAGTTAAATCGACTTGGTTTTAATTGACTTACTCTATCTAAAGCACCAGTTAATTCTACTACATTTTCTTTTAATCTATAATCAGAACTTGTAACATATTGAGTTGCTGAGCCATTTGTTGCAATATATCCAACTTGACCATTTGGATTGAAAAAGTCTATTAAACCTGCTGCTACTGTAGTTGAAGATGCCAATCGTAGTATCATTCTATCTACAGTAGATTTGTGAAATGCACTACCATAAATAGAAGTTCCATTAGGTAGTCCTTGTGTTCCAAATAAAACATCCCCCCCAGATGTTATACGCATTCTTTCTGTACTATTTGTATAAAAAGCCATTGGATAATCACCCAAACTAAAAATACATCTTCCTGAATTAGCACCACCAAAACCAGTCCCTATTGAATTATCTATACCAAAATAAAAAGAACCTGTAGTATTTTGTATTTCAGATGTCACAAAACCATTTGAATTTGGATTTAATCTTATTCTATCACCTCTAACATCTAATTTATAAACAGGGTCTAATCCTATTCCTACATTTCCATCATAGTCAATAGTCATTTTAGCATCTGTTTCATCAGCATTTGATGAGTTAGCTGTTCCTTCCATAGCAAAATACATTTTTCCTCTACCATTTGCATCTTGACTTTCAAAAATTATTGCACCTTTTTGATATGTATTTCCTGTGTAACCAAATCGTATTCCTGTATGAACCCCTACTGTACCTATATTATTATTTTCTAAACTTAAAGGATATGCACTTGTACTATCATCCCTTAAAGAAAGTTTGTAATCTGGCGAATCAGTTCCTATTCCTACGTTGCCAGTTTCATCAATAGTGAATCGATATTGGTCATTAGTTCGGTCATATATGTGAAAACTTTCAGTCGTAGCATAACTAAAAAGTTCATATCGACGCCCCCCTGTATCAGTAGCTTGTAACGCTAAAAAAGCGTAAGGTCCTCCAATCACATCAAGTTTAGAATGAGTGTTAGTCAGACCACCAGTTCCAATTCTAACGTTTCCATTACTGTCTATACGCATTCTTTCGGCAGAATTGGTAAATAATTTTAAATTACCTGCTTGACCATTATAAATATTAAAATTTGTAGCATCACTATATATATAATGTTTTCCAACTCCTGATGTTTGAAAAGCTATTTGAGCTCCTGTAGTTCCACTTATACTTAATGTATTATATCCACTTGAATTTGTAAGTGTAGCCGTTCCTATTCCTACATTCCCAGAACTATCTATACGCATTCTTTCTGAAGCATTAGTATAAAAAGCTAAAGGTGTATTTGTATCTGTACCAATTCTTGCATCACTACTTTGTATTGCTTGTGCAAATAAAATATTGTCATCATTACCTGACCTTATTTTCATTGTTGTATGAGTAGAATCTTGTATTTCTAATTTAACAGCAGGCGAATCAGTTCCTATTCCTACGTTTCCTGAAGTATCTATACGCATAGTTGGGTTAGAACCTGCATAAAACTGTAAATCAACGGCAGTACCTGAAGTATTAGCTCCTCTTGAAAATATACCATTAGTTGTATTACTTGGAACAAACAACAAAGAACCTGTGTCATCGCTATTTGAAAAAGCCACCCTATCAAAAACGTGCAATGCCCTATCAGGCGAAGTCGTTCCAATTCCTACGTTTCCATCAAAAGTATAATCACTTGCTTGAGAAAATGACATTAAAGTATCTGTTGCTGCTATTCTACCATTATAAGCACTATCTGCATTATTTCTAAATGAAACAGAAGATTGTCCATCAGAAGAACGACCTGTCAACCAAATAGTATTTCCATCTGCATCAAAAACTGAAAGTGCTCCTGCAACTGAACTTGTTAAATTTACTTTTACATTACCTGCAAAAGTTGAGTTTCCAGAACTGTCTATTACTAAAGGAGTAATTTCATTACCTCCATCAAGTTCTTGTGAATAAAAAGTATGTGTTCCTCTAGTTGTATTATTAGCACCTTTTGATAAATACCTAGCATCACCTGAACTGTAATGATAATGTAAAAATAACCCTCTTTGACCAGATGCTGGTGTATTAATAGACCCTTGTATTTGTATTCCTCCATTAGCAATATCAATTTTTTGTTGAGGATTAGTATTACCTCCAAGCCCTATATTTCCTAAACTTGTTATACGCATTCTTTCAGTTCCGTTAGTTCTAAATGCCATATAATTTGTTCCACCATTATACAATATAGAACCTTTATCGTTGTCTGTAAAAGTGGCAAAATTTATTTGACCAGATGTAGCCGCAGCAAGAGTAATACCAGTTGCAACTCCAGCTCCTCTATCAATCACCAAATCGTCTGCATCTGCACTTGGAGTAACTAAAGTACCAGTACCTATTTTAACAATACCAGTACTATCAATCGACATTCTTTCATTATCACCATTTGTCTTAAAGAATAACTCATCCTGTGACCTAATAATAATATTTTCAGCAGGAGAACTTTTTATTAATAAATTATCATCATCATCATCACCAATAAAATGACCATCACCTACATCAATATCAGTAGTGTTTAAAGTTCCTTCTACATAAACAGTAGCAGCACTTACATCAGCAAATAATAAATACGGGTCACCTAAATTACCTGCAATAAAATCATTTTCTATTCTTACTCCTGAACTAGCAATACCCATTTGAAATGAAACTTCACCAGTACTAAAATTAATATCACCACCAAAATTATTGATAGACATTGTATCAGTATCGTGGTCAAATCCAATCCAATTATGTAACTGACTTGTATCATCAGCAAACGCTATATAAGCCGCATCTGTAGTTCCACTAACTAAAGTCATTCCACTTCCGTCAGGTACACTTATAACTAATTCATCAGCAGTATAATCAGCAGGATTAGTTAATCCTATACCAACAGAATCTTCTGAAGCATCTACAAATAAAGTGTCTGTGTCTACCGCCAAGTCATCACTAAAAGTACCAGTTGTTCCGCTTATTGTGCCGCCAGTTACATTACCAGTTAAATTACCAGTAACGTTACCAGTTACATTACCTGTTACATTCCCTGTGAGATTCCCCGTAACATCACCTGTTAAGTCACCAGTAACATTACCTGTAACGTCTCCTGTTACATTACCTGTAAGATTTCCAGTTACGTTTCCTGTTAGATTACCACTAAAACTATTTGCAGTAACACCTCCTTCAAAAGTAGCATCTTGAGAAGTATCTATTGTTAATGCTAATGTTTCTGCTGTATTAAATATTAAGTCTCCTGTAGCTGTAGTTATTTCATTACCACCAGAACTCGTAATAATTCTTAAATCATAATCATCTGTATGTGGTGCTTTTAAATCTATATAACCACCTGAAGCTCCTCCTATTTCTATTCTACCAAAAGCAGAACCTTCAATAGTTAATTCATCATCTATAACTAATGTTCCAGCTATATTTACATTATCAGTAAATAAACCTGTAGTACCTGATATTGAACCTCCTGTTACATTACCTGTAAGATTACCCGTTACATTCCCAGTTACGTTTCCTTCTAAATTAGCAACTAAACTAGCTACAGCATATCCTGTTCCACTTGTGTTTACTGTTGTAGTAGGTTCAACTTCTAGTCCTTTAAATAATCTGTATTTGCCTGTTAGAGCTTCTCTAAACAGTCCTGAGTATAGTGTAGTACCTGAAGGAGTATATTTGCCATAAAAACCTATGTCAACTGCGTCTGTAGAGGTGTTATTGTTTGCCAATACAATTAAAGGGTCTTTTACCGTTAATGTATCTGTTCCTACTGTTGTAGTGCTTCCTTCAACTACTAGGTTTCCTATTACTGTTAGATTGCTACCTATTTTAGCATCTCCAAAGACGTGAAGATTTAATCCTGCTTCTGGTGTTACCCCTATTCCTACTTGTGTTGTAGACACAAACATAGGTGAGTTATTACCAAAACCATCAGTTAATTGTTTAGCTGAAGTTGTTATGTTTCCATTATCAGAGAACTTTACAAGCGACTGATAAGTATCTTTTATTTTATTTCCTGAAAGTGTAGCCATTATTCAAAACAAGTTGGTTGTGAATCAATATGTAAAGTACTCTCGTTTGCTGTATCACCAAAATTAGTGCTACAATATATCTCTGCCCAATTTATTGTGTTTGCCATTATCTTTCTTTTTTAAATAAGTTAATAATTTTTTTACGTTAACCTCTTTAGGTTTGTAATTCCTTTTTATAATACCCATCCGTGAAATCCTGTATCTTTATCTGGGTAAATATCTTGATTAGAATTGCTATAGTACTCATCAAACTTTGATGGTGCATTATAGGTCATGTAATCTATAAATCTTTGAGCATAATACTCAGCAAAATCTCTTTCCTTTTGAATTAAGAAATCTATCTCTTCTTTGTTTGCTATCTGACTGTTTTCAGAGTTATGCTTATATACACCCCCATTTGATATAGAATAAGCAGCAAATGGTAAGTATTCTACCATAGCAAAGTGTATAAGCATAGGCTGTATATAATCATTTACTAAAGCTAAATAATCTCCAGTCAAATTTCCTGCTATTATATCGGCACTAATTTTATCGTATAAATCTGTACCTAAATAGTTTTGTATATGTATTTCTTGTGCCAAACTAATAAACTGTATAAACTTATCTGTATCTACATTTGAATTTAACGCAGTGTTTTTAACTAAATCTGACCTTTTTATAAATAGTGCTGTTGCCATTATTCTTCTATATTTATGGATTCTTCTTCTATTACTTCACTATCATCTTTTTTTATTCCTGTTTCCTTTTCTATTTCTGCATCTGTTATAGCATTAGTTAGGTCAGTAAACTCTAAAGGTTGTAGTGTTTTAAAGTATATATCTAATTCGATTCCGTTATACATTAATACTTTTTCTAATTCGTCTAATATGGTAACTTGCATTGGTCTTATAACTGTATTATCCATAAGTAAAGATGCTGTTTGTAATTCTTCAGCATTATTACCAAGTCCAGTATTGTCTTTTATACCTACAAGCATAGGCGATACAATTCTGTGAGATACCATAACTTTTCTCATAGATTCGTCACTAAGGAACTTGTATTGCTCATGTGCATCACTTAGTATGACTGGCTCAATACTTGCAGACAGCTCTTTGCTATCGTTAAATGCCAATATAAATCTACCAGCATTAGAAGAACCACTAAACTTTTCTTGAATGTTTTGTTCTATAAGAGACCTTTGTTCTTCTGTAGGAACACCATTATTGAAGTTAATAAGCATACTTGGAGCAAGACCATTCTGTATGTTATTTATATGATAATTCGCTATCTCTTCTTCTAATTCGGCATATTGTAAACCTCCTTGATAATCTACTGGAGAATAATAATAAAATCCAGCTCTATAGGGTTTGATATATAATATCTCTAATCCTGAATTACTTGTTCCAAATGCAGGTATTCTTTTAGGTTGACTTTTAAAAGTAACCTCTGACCAGTCTTTAGCATAGTAATAACCCTGTATTTCACCCTTGTTATTTGCCTTCTCTGCCCTTAACGTCTCTACAGGTATATGTTCTACTTGTACAATCTTTTTCCTATCCTTAGAATAGATTATTTGAATTGCAGCTTGACCCATCATTTTATAGTCGTAGCATACTTTTTTCATACAAGACTTAGTAAACAGTTCTTTCATTTCTATATAGTCAGCTTCTTTCTCTTTACTATCAACAGCATCTATTCCTTTACCGTATATCATTTCAGCTATACCATTAATTGCAGCATTATTTGTAGGACTGCCATTATATCTGTCTATTAAATAACTAAAATAATTATTATCATCGCCATATTCTACCCAGTCTCTATTGTATTGTTCTTTTATTTCAGGTCTTGTATAAGATGACATATTGACTATATGTATCTTTCCTTTTTCGGCTTTTGGCAAAGGTTTACTATTATATCTTTTTCTTGCCATTTTATTTACTTTTTTCATATTATTACAAAATCGTTATCGTATGTGTTTTCTGTTGTATATTCTCCAGAATGTACATCAAAGGTATTAAAATTAGTTTGGTCTGTGCAAAAAATAGAGCCTCTATATATAATTACAGAACCATTTTTTATGGCAAATGAATAAAATCTGCCTTCAACTAAAGAAAAACTACCTGTAACAGTCATATATCCGTTTGAATTAGATACAGAAACAGAAATGGCACTTGTAGTCCTTTTAGATTTATCAGTTAGTTCAAACGTAACTGAGCTTTCTGCACTTCTAGGAATTACCTTAAAACTCTGAGCGTCTGTTGATGTTGTTAATACTACCATATTATAAGTAACAAAATATCTTTAATTTGTTTTCATAAAAAAAGGGATACCGAAGCATCCCTTAATTTAACCTAATTAAATTTAGTTATTATGAATTAGTACCTACTGTTACAGTTACAGTTGCACTAGACATTCCAGCATAAGGGTCAGAAGATGTGGGTGACGCCACAAAGTTAGCTGGTTGAACTTCCATAGCAGATAATGTAAGTGTGTAACCACTTAAATCTCCCATAGCAGCTCCAGTAACTATAGTTCCTCCTGAAACATCAGCTCCATGCTCTAGTCCCATTAAAAATACATTTCCATTGTAATCTTCAACAGCAACATGAGGTCTTCCATAAGCTAACAATTTTAATTCTTTATTGTCTTCTTTAGACAGCTTGTGTAGTGTTAAATTTAATGTTTGTTCAAAGAATGTAGTTCCATTCTCTCTTGAAGATGTAATGTTTTGTTCAAAAGATGAGTTTCCTTTTACTTCATATTTGAAGGCAGTGAAAGTTCCAGACAAATCTGTAATTTCATCATCAGTTTTTGTTACTGTACCTAAATCTCCAAAATCAGTAAAATAAACAGCTCTTATGCCACCAACAACATCTTTACAAGGTTCTTTTCTACCTAATGATAAATCGCAAGCCATAGTTTATTATTTTTTATAAAAAAAGGGTAAGTAGGCATTTACCCACCTACCCTAATTTTTGGTTAATTTAATTTATTAAGAATATAGTACAATGTCTGAACCAATTCCGTACTGAACACCAGCAGTAAATCTCATAACAACTCTTACGTTTTGAGAACCATCTAGGTCAGCCATATCGATTAACTTAACTTCGTTGTGGTCAGATAAAAGACCTGTTCCGAAGAATAAGTTAGATTTTTCAGCAGCAACAGCTTTGTTATCTCCAAGTCCGTTAGCAACAAATAATTTTACACCATCAAAAGATAATGCTCCATTTTGCCACCACATAGTACCTTGATTAGATACACCGTTAGCACCGATGCTAGATACGTTTTCAGTTCCAGCAGCATTTTCTAAGATTCCAAATCCTCCTAGTGCTCTTACATAAGCTCTAGCGATGTTTTGAGATACATAGATGTATAAATCTTCTTTTCCGTATAAAGCAGAAGGAATAGCGTCAACTATTTTTCCTAGCTCTGCGATTACGTTAGCAGAAGTTACAGTTCCAGCAGCAACGTCAATAACGTCACCATCAGCACCTAATAAAGTAGTAAATCCATCGAATTCACCAGCATTAGCGTTAACACCTGACCAGATATTGTTTTCTGTTTTTTCAGCAACTAATCCAGAAACGTGACCGATTAAGTAGTCACTGAATTTAGGAGGTAAGTTGTCAAAAGCAGAGTATCCCATAGATACAGCTTCCCAGTCACTTCTAAAGTCTTTTTTACAAAGCTCTAGGTTTACTTGGAATTCTTCTGGTTGAAGGATTCTTTCAGTTAATGTAATAGTTGCAGTATCAGTGAAATCACAAGTTGCATCTTTGATTACGTTAGCATCAGTAGCAATTTTCTTGATTACTTCTTTGAACTTTACATTTGGTTTGATTTCAATACCACCTCTGTCAAGTGTAACACCTGATAATAAAGCAGCAGAAATGTACTTGCCTGCAAATTCGCCAGCGTAAGTACTTGTAATTGATGTAGTAGTAGCCATTTTTTAATTAATTTTAGTTTTTAGTTTATTTTAAATTAGCAATTCTGTTCATTACTCTATCTCTAGTGCTCATTATCTTGTTTTGACCAAAAGATTTAAAGTTTTGTTTTACTTCCCCTTCAGGGTTGTGTGAGATTGGTTCTGAAGCTGGTTCAGCAGATAACTTTTCTATTTCTTTTTGCATAGATAGTTTTTCCTCACCGTAACCTAATTTCATTTCTTCAATCATACCTTTTAATTCAGAGATTTTAGATTCAAATTCGTCTCTTCCAACGTATTTCATTTCATCCATCTCAATTTCTTCAGAGGCTTCCTCTATTACAGGAACTTCCTCTTGTAAATCTTCAGATACAACTTCTTCAGAAGATAACTCCTCTTTTACTTCTTCTTCTTGACAAGCAAGCTCAGTAAGTTTTTGAGACATTTCTTCTTCTTCTTTAATTTGCTCAGAAAGATTTACTTCTTGATTCACCTCAACTTCTTTTACTTCATCTTTCTTAACTAACGATAGTTTTTCCATGATGTCGTTCAAAATTGATGTAGCTTTAGTGTTTTCCATAAATTTCGATTTATAAATTAATTTATCTTAACTAATTAACTGTATATAAAAAGGTTGTTAGATTTTTATGCTTTCTTTTGTATTATAAACCATTCAGAACCATCTGACCAAATCATTAATCCTTCATAAGTAACATTTAACTCATAATAATCAGATGAACCATCTAATGTTTGACCAGCTACAGGAGTTAATCTCACTCTTGTATTTGTGTTAAAACTTCCATTTGTTACTATTCTTATAATTCTGTTTGTGTTTTTAGAAGTTGTAGCATCTGGTAAACTTAAAACCATATTTCCAGAACCACCTGACCAGCTTAATTTAATCATTCTTGAGTCATCATAAAGAGAATCGTCTAAATCAAGATTAACACCATCAGAAGCAGTAATATCTGTGTTATGAATATAATTTATAACTTGACTTATAGTTGCTTTTTTAGTTTCGCTACTTTGAACTAATGCAAAACTTTCTGTTCCTTGTAATTCTGTAGCTGCATTTAATTGTGATATTTTTTTTGACATTATTTATAATTTTATATTATTACCGTTTTCTTGTAGTATGTTTCCTCCTGATTCTAATAATAAAACACCTACTCCTGATATTCTGCCTACACCTTGACTTCTTAAAGTTCCATCACAACATTTTCTTGAGTATGTACCATCTTTACACATACAACCTCTTCTGCTACCACTTGGAACAGCGTTTCCTACAGTTTCATTTGTTTTTCTCATAGTTATTGTTTTGGCACACAATTAGGCACTTTTCTACCATCTTTATCTTTCATTCCTATTTGTTCATAGCCTGCTTGACAAGGATTATCGTCATTTAAATCTAATTCACCAAGTTCTCTTAGTTTGCCTCTTGACCAGTTTAATCCTGCTTTACCACCCCATAACAAATATGATATAGTTCCACAAGCTTTACTGTCTCCAGCATCATAATAAGTTTCTGCTCTACTTAAATAACTGTACATTCTCTTAATTGTCGACACACTCAATTTCTCACCTCTTGACAACTGCTGAGCTCTTATTTTTCCTACGCTTGTAGCACATTTATTATTTACCTTTTTGTTAAGCTCAATACCTCTTTTTGCGTTATTTCTAACACCACTTCCGTAATCGCTATATGTAGCAAATTCATATTTGTTATCTAGTATTGAATTGGCAATTTCTAATAGTATTTCTCTAGCTTCCTCTTCATTGTCTATTTCATTTATCTTACTCATAGCAATTTTATCAGTAAAATATCCTTCTATAGAAAATCCTTTTACTAAACCTGTTTTAACATAGTTATTCCAAACCTCATCATTGTTTACCTTCATAGAAACCATCCAAGTACCTATTGGTAAATCCATATTGTACTTTCTTGATTTATCGTGTACATCGTCTTCTATAATCCAAGATTCAACTACAGATAGCCCATACAATTCAGCTTGATGTTCTAATGTAGATTTGTTTTGATTGCCTCTCATTAAGAATAATTCAGATGCTTTTCTAACAGTGTCTTCACTAAAGAATATATAATATTCATCTTCTCCGTTACGTCTATAAATATTCTTGTTAGGAACTAAAGCAGCACCCATTAATATTTTCTTTTCTTTATCTACTTCAGCTAATTTTATTTCATGCTGTTTAGATAATGCAATAAAGTTTTCTTCTATTGCTGGCTCATCTACAATAGATATAGCTTCTATCCCAGATAGTTCTTGTTCTTCGTCTATAAGTAGTTCTACTATTTTCATATTGAATTTATTTTAATAATTAACCGACTGATGCCGTGTTTGTAATATTTCTTTCTAATTCTTGAGCTGATGTTATTTCTTTGCTAACAACAAACGCTTTTAAAGGTTGCCCTGTTACGCCTGCTAATGTGGTTGCTAATTGACTTACGCCTCCAGCACCTACTACATTAAAGTCAGGAGCTTGAACTGTTCCTGCTCCTGTTGCTGCACCTGAAACGCCAGACATCTCTTTCATTGCAGGTGTTTTTACAGCTAATATTGATTTTACTTGAGCTAAACCAGAAAGTATAGCAACACCTCTTGCCACTTCTGCTCTTATAGGAGAACTTGGTGTTGGCACAGGTAAGAATTGAGATTCATAAGCTCTTTGTGCCGCAGAATAAGTTGACATTGTTGTTGACGCTATAGCTAAAGCTTTTCCTACTCCAGTATTTCTTCCAGCAAGTTCAGAAGCGAGATTTAACCCTTGACCATACATATCTAAAAGGTCTAGCTTTCCTTCTGCCTCTAATCTAGCTATTTTCATTCTTTGTTTAAACGCTTTTTCGTCTCTCTTATTTCTTTCTTGATTTGCTCTGTTTGTAATTTCTAGCTCTTTTAAATTAGTGTCAGCTATAATTCCTAAAGTTTCTTCAGCCCATAATTGTAAAGCTGTTTTTCCTTCAGCTAATTGTTCTGGGTCTGTTATGATGTCTCTAGCTGATTTTAATTGATTTACAATTTCTATATCATTAGGGTCAAAGCCAGTCGTAGATAATTTTTTAAACTCATTAGTAAGAAAATCAATATCAACCTGTATTTCATCTATCAACTTCTTTCTATTTTCTTTGGCTTTTTCCATTATTTCTAAGGTTGCCCCAGATGTCGTTACTCCCCCATTTTTTATTGCAATAAATAATGCCTCATACCAAGCCACATTGTCTTGTGTACTAGACATTTCAGCATCTAACATCTCTACATATTTAGCCTGTATTTTTGTCATTAAAGCATTTGCCATAGCTTTTTCCCTTAAAACAGGAATATATTCTTCTATTGCTTTTTTAGATTCTTTTGTTAATCTTCCTTCATCATCTAACTTTAAATTTAAGTTTTTATGACTTCTGTTTAATTCATCAACAGCCTGTCTTCTCTCAACAGTAGATTCTGTTGCTGAGTCTAATATTTCAACTAAAGTTTGTAATTTTCCTATTTGTTCCCCCGCTTGTTTACTAGCTTGCTTTGTAATGTCAGCTAAGTCTTTCATTCTTTGTGTTACACCAGTCAACATTTCCCATAACTTTGGTCCGAATGAAATTAAAAGTTGAACACCAATTAAAACTCCACCAATACCCCATAGTGATTTAGCAAGTTGCCTAAGAGAGTTTACAACACCTTTATTTGTTTCTGCAAAACTTGCAAATAAAGTTACTACTTGAGACAAGTTATTTGCTATAGCTGTAAAACCATAAGATGCATCTGATGCTAAACGACCTGTTTCTAAAAGTATAGCATTATTTAATCCTGATTGTGCTCTACCTTTTTGAGTTGCTTTAGTTACTTTTGCCTGTGAATTAGCAACGCCATCAAGAGCTTTTTTTACGTCATTAATTTGTTGAGGAGAAGCTCCTGACGAAACCTGAACATCTATAAGTATTTTTTTACTTGGCATATCTCAATCTTTTAAGTTGTTCTTTCATTTGTTTAAAGTCTTTTACAGCTAAATATTTGCCTTTTGCAATTTCTATATTTTCTCCTGCTCCATACCAATCAGAAGCGTTCAATAAGTCAAGCACGTTTTTTATCATAATTATAATTTATTAAGCAGTTCTAATTCACTTACCTCAGTTTTAAAGTTTGTACTTATAGAATTAATCGTAAAAGTTCTATCTTGTATCACAAGCTCATCATTTAATCTATAGTTAACTAATATATCTGTTGGCAAATATCCTTTCAATTTATATATTCTTTTCTTTTCCTCAAAGATTCCGTTAATATAATTAGCGTAGAACTTTTTAAATAAAGAATTAGTTCCTCCATCGTAATTAGTTAAATTCCATTCATCTATTTCATCATCAAAGTTAATTGTAAAAGCAGCAGCAGTTGATGTTGTGCCGTCTTCATTAGTATTAGAAGGTCTGTAATATTGTGTTATTTCTACAGGAGTTCCGTCTGAAATCCACTTAATTCCTGTTCCAGAAGATAATCCAGATTCTTGTATAGCATAAAATACTAAAGGTTTAGTTAGTACTGGAGAATAATTACCAGTATTTGGAGTTACGTCTGTTTTAGATTCAAAGTCGCCATCTGCTGAATATCCACATAATATATCTGTTATGTAGGGTGAAGGAGATGTAATTGCCGAATAAGGACTTGTTCCTGTTTGATTAGTGTCGATTATTCTTTCAAACTTCATGTGTTCAAAAGGCACTTTAACTTCGTATTTAGTTCCTCTATCAACAAACGTAGGTCTCACTTCTTCGTTACCAAATATCTCATTAAATTGTTCTTGATGATTTATAGATAACAAAGTAGATGGTTCTTCGTACTCAAAATTAATTTGATTATACTCAAAAGCTCTATCTATAGTTAATTGTTTTGTGTCTATATGTTTTGTTATATCATAACTACCTTCAGACGGATTGTTTGTCGCATCTAAATAAAAGTTATCTAAAGTATCTACATATATTTTTCCAAAGTCTGTATCGGCAACATCATCAATGTAATATGCTGTTAAATTAAACATCTTAAATAATCCTGTAAGAAAATCAATAGTTTTAATTTTAGGAACATTATCTGTTATTATAATTTCACTTGTTGTAGATATACTTGCTCCAGTTCCTCCTATGTTAAATACAGCAGTATTTGTTCCTGTAGGTATTTGTGTTATTGGGTCAAGTATATACTCTGTCATATTTAGAGTAGGTGTAAAAGATAAGGTTTCATTAGATTCAACAATCCATTTAATTTGATAATTAACTAATTCAAATGTTGATATTAATTGAACGGTAAAATCTCTTGAAGCTCCTGCGCCTAAAGCTAATTGTCCTAGTGTATTTCCAGTAACATAATCTATAGCTTTTACACTATAAGGTTTGCTTTGGTCTGCTCCTGTTGTGGTTATTGTTAATTGTGCATCATAACGCCTTGTATGTCCTGACGTTGATACAGTCCAAGTATCTCCACTTATATTAAAACCTAAGTCACCAGAAGAATAACCCCAAGCACCACATATACGACTTAATGTTTCTTCTTGATTTTCGTCTCCTCCTACAGCTCCTTTGTTTCTACTTAACCAAAGAAATAGATTACTAAATTCAGTTGAACTAAAGAAATCCCTTGTAAAGACCACGTTAGAAGAATACCCATTAGCTGTAGTATATTTATCTTCTATAGCTTCTATTATAGTCAAGCATTTAACAGCAGGCTTTAAATCATCAAACTCTAAGCCAATGCCGTTTTGTGATGTATTATAGTATAAATTTCCACTATAGTTAGGACTAGATTGAGCCGAATCATAATAAAATCTTTTTGTGTGTGATATTAAAGGATATATTATTTTACCAGAAGATAATCCTGTTTGTAATCCATTCTTAACATTAGAGCTTGTATAATCATGTGTATAATCGTCTAATTGACCAAGAGTACTTAGTTCATCATCTCCTAATAAATCTTTTAAGTTTATAGTATTACCATAAAAAATAACTTCATAAGAAAAAGGTTTATTATCCTTCATCTTAACATTATTAAGAGAAATCTTACCTCTTCTAAATGGAGAGAAATCTAATTCCATTACAGCATCTTTTCTGCTTCTTGCATCAAAACCATTATCAATATTATAATTATACCAATGTTGAAATAACCTGTTGTTAGTTTTAGAGGCAGGTAATGTAAATGTTTGACTAAAGTCGGTAAATACTTTTTGTATGTCTCTTACATCTTGTATTTTAGATGTTAATGAAATAGTTTCATCATTAAACATATCTACTCTCTTATAGACGTCATCATTATTTTTTATGTATAATACTATTTTTTGCATTATAAAATATTATTTATTTTATTGTAAGCATAGTCAAAAGATAAAGTATAACTAATAAGTTTATCATTAACTGACTTTTTGAATTGAAGCGTATTAGATTTAAGATTTATCGGCAAAGTATTTGTGCCATCAAAAATCCATACTTGTTCTGCAAGCAACATCTCTCTTACAACTTCATTATGGTCTTCGCTATAAAATCCTGAATTAACAGTTATTGATTCTTTTCCATTTGCCATAAATTTCTTTTCTTGATGCTTGCTTAAAGCATAAGATGGTGTACTACCAGAGTTTTCTATATCTAAAATATTATTTTTAAATTGCTCAGAGGTAATATTTATATTAGTCATAGATTTCTTAAAGAACCACAAGTTTTGTAGTGCTCCAAATTTATTATAGAATATTATATTTAATGGAGTGTATTTAGGTTCACATACTTTTCTAAGCGTTATAACTACATCTGAATAAGAGGGGTTGTTACTAGATATAGTTACATAGTCTCTATCAATTAAATCCTCACTATCTGTTATAATTAAATATTGTATTTTTTGATTAGTATTTCCGTTATCAGTTATAACTACAGGCGTTGTTCCTGAACCCCAAGTCACATCATAAGTGTCCCAAAAATCATCAGCATTATCCCAGTTTATATCTGCACCTGCTGTACTTGTTAGTGTAGCTGTTACTGTCTCGGCTTCTGCATATATAGGAATCTTTATATCAGCACCATCATTATAATAAACTGTAGTATTATGTTGAAGCACCATAGGTGTTGTGTATTGAACACTTCTAGGGTTAGTGCCATCTTCAAAGTAACCATAACCATCTATGCCTAAGAAACTAGATGTGTTTGTATCTTGAGAGTTTACTTGAACTATAGTTCCTGATGAATCATAAATAGTAATGTCTGCATCTATCCATAAAGTGTCAGTTGCGTAGTTATTATACTCTGTTTCCATAAAATCTCTTGCAAGCTCACTTAATTCAAATACAACATAAGGTTTAGCAAATAGTATATAGTTTTCACCTGAAGCCATAATGTCGGAGCTTATAGATAAAGTTGTGTCGCTATCAATAGCAGTAACACTTGCTGTTGTTGAATCTGTTGTATTCTTTATAAAGCTACCTACTTGAGCTGTAGTATTGAAGTTTTGTGTACTATCAACTAATTTATTAGCTGTTGTAGAAGTGGTTGTTCCTCTATCTAATTCATCTAATAATTGTTCTTTAGTTAAAGTGTATCTTTTGTAAGATGCATTTCTTTGTGCTGTTGTTCCAGTCCATATGTATAATTCTAACTTAACAGAGCTCAAGTCTGCGTTAGATACTTTGAAGTAGAATGGACTTCTTGTGTTTATTATTGTTGACATTATTGTTTTAATTTAAATGTTTCTCCTTGTTTAATATATCCTATAGATTGCATAAATTTGTCTATGTCTAAATTTATATCTTCAGTTATTATGTTTTCTATACCCTTAAGTTTATTAAACTGTTCATTAACTAAATTAGTTAGAAAGTTAGTTGGTTTTATTCCTTCTCTTTTTATTTTTTGCGCTATTTGATTTGCTATTCTATTTTTTGTTTCGCTAGTTACGTTAGATAATTTTTGTTGATTTAAACCCTCTAGCGTTACAGGTTTTCTGTTAATCCAATTAACTATGTCATTTGGAGAAATACTTGTTCCTGATTTAGTTCCTTCATCTACTTTTTCTCCATAAGAATTTCCTTTTATTGTCGCATTAAATTTATTTTTTTGACTTTTAGTCTCTACAATTAAACTTTGTGATAAACTCCTGCTTGCATTTAAAGGTTCGTTTATTACCCTGCCTGAACTATAACTTCTTTTTATAGGTTTTTTTAACTCCTGTATTGATAATCTTTTAAGGTTGTTTACAAAACTTATTAGATATGATTCTGTATTTTTTAACTTAAAACTCATTAGCAAGGAGATTGACCATTAGCATTAATATCTGATATTTGATTGTTCGCTACTGTGATTGATATGTCCAAGCTCCAACCAGCAAGTAGATTCTCAAACCTATCTTCAAACATATTAGCAGTATAATCTGTATCTATTTGATATAAGTCAGAAAACAATTCACCTCTTCTAAGTGCCGACTGTAAACCATTGACTACAGCAAATTGTGTATTTAACACATCTTGTTTGTTGTTTATGTCGTGAAAGTAGTTGTTTAAATCTTTCTTATCTTCTTTTGTCTCATTTACAATATCCATACAGATAATCTGTAGATTGAATTGAACTACATGGTCTTGAAATGTACATCCGTTTACTATTATGTGTGATAACGGAAATATAGTTTGTTTGTTTAGGTCAACTTCAAATATATCTCCAAACGTTACTGAATTAACATTTGTGTTGCCTTGAAGGTATGTTTTAAGTTTATCTAATATGTCGTAAAAACTTGTCATTGTCTATATGCTTTTTTTAATTCTTGTTGTTCTATGTCTACTTTTTCTTTTTCAAATGCTAAATAATTTAAACACTGGTAGAGTGGAAGCTCGGTAACTGCATCGAAGTTTCTGACATCACCTTTAGCGAGTGCATAAATTGATTGATACCAACCCCATTTTTTTGCAAATGCATCTCTAGCTGTTGCATATCCTCTTTCTTCAGATTTGCTTCCAAATATTTCGGTATAGCTCCCAGCAACTCCTTCCCTAAACTGTAAAAAAAAACCATTGAACTAATTGCTACATCTAGTGGCATCTCTTTCATTAACTCTTGTATTTCTTCATTTACTTTGTAAGGAGCAACAGTATATTTTTTTTGTGCCTTAAAATTAACTGGTCTATACAATACAGCCATAGCTTTATGCATTTTTTGCCAATCAGTAATATTAGTTTCTATGTCTACATATTCACCAAGAGTTATATCATCAAGCTTAGGTATGAACCCCATATCTACATCTAACAATTTAAATCTTTGTATAAGCTTAGGTTTCTCTTCAAATGCCTTATTTAATATTTCTAGTATTTTGTTAAACTCTTTCAAAGCAATCTTACTAACGTCTCTTAATGAAACATTACAGAATATTTCTACAAGTTTCATATTTAAGAAATCATTTATCTTTTCATCGTCTTCAGCATCCTCTGTTTTGTTCTGCTCTATGACTTTCATATACTTTTGATATTGCCAAAGTTTAATGTCAGATAGAGTTGTTGGTACTTCTAATTCAATTTGTTTTAGTGCCATATTATAAATAATAATTTAATTTGTTTTTGTACTTTACTTTATTCCAACTGAATATATGTCAGTTATATATGATATTATATATGTATATGTTACATACTATGTATTACACTATGTATGTATTACATGATGTATATATACACTATGTAATATATTACACTATGCAATATAATACATTATGTAATATAATACACTATGTATATATATATAACATATATAATCTGACTATTTGTCGGTTGGGTTATGTTTGTAATAGTAGAATGTGTATAATTCAACTATCTTATCACTCCACTGCTTTAATCCATAAGCCTCTGGTGAACGTATTATTTTACCATTGTCATTAACTTCAAGATAATACTCTTTACGGCTCTTAGGCACAGGATATATCTTTATGCCATTATCCATACAATAGGAAATTGCCTTAAGATAATTTTTATCATACATTTTTTTTCTAGCCATAACCTATTAGATTCATAAAGGTATTGAATTCATAAAGAACATACAAGTGTCAGATGGAAAGTATGAAGTGTAGAGAGAGTTGGGTAATATCCTGTATAGCAAATTTATTTCGTCAGAGTGGTATATCTACAACCTATATACAACTAAATATTAAATTAGAGGAGTTTTAAGGGCTTATTAAATTAAATTGAGGGGTAACTACCAGAAAGGGTGTGAAACTAGCTAAAAAGGTGCTTAAATTGCTTAATATGGCTATGTTTATAGCTGATTAAGACAAAGAAATATACTTATTTGTATTTTAATTAATCATAACTAACTGAATGTTAGAAATATAACAAAATGTTGGATATAAAAAAACCCCCTTAAAAGGAGGTTAATTTTTAATAAAAGAGGTTAAAAGATTAATATAATTTAATTTACAAGGCGTTTAATTTATTGTATAAACTTTCTTTAAATAATTTTTGTTAACTCCATAATTTAATGCAGTATAATATTTTTCAACTCTTAACATTATCTTTTGAATGTCACTTGATTTATTATGAAAACCTAAATTAATAGATGCACCTTTCATGTTTAAAGCACCATATTTTTTAGTGAAATTATACCAATTATTATATAAATTATTTATTCTGTTATACCAAATATTCGGCTTTCTTGCCTTATGCAATTTACCTTCTAAATACTTAATTTCATTGTATACGCTTATTGTATCAACGTTTGATGTACTGAAATTAGTTATATTCATTTCGTTTGCCGTGTTTCTTAATAAGTGTATATGCTTTGATGTAGTGGCACTGTATCCCGTGTCATTTATGATTAATAAATCATCATCAATAAATTTGCCTAAAATGTAGTGATAACCGTATGAATAAATACGGCTATATTCAAAAAATACATTTCCACTGTGTCCGTGTGTTTTCTCTTGTTGTAAATAGTTTTTGATTGTTTCTTTGTTTGTTTTCATTTGTTTATTTATTTAAATTATTATTATAATCTATTTCAATTTGTTTTAATTCTCTTTTTAATGAGTTTCTTTTTATACTGTGCCTATAAATGATATTATTATCTTTACAATAAGTATATAAACCTTGAAACCAATTACCACTTATTTTATTAAATTGTGTTAATATTGCTTTCGCTTCGTCTTCGTATTGTGAACCATAACCATATTGAAACGGCATTAAAAAAGTTTCTTCGTTATTCATTCCATAATTTAGGGTAATTGTGCCAGAAAAATAGGAATTGCCGTTAATTTTGTCAAACCATTCTTTAGCGTTTATGTCTATTGTTTTTGTTTTCATTGTTTTAT